TTGTATTTACACACTTTTACGCCGGGGTATTTCTCAATCAATCGACCAATTGGATCGTCAACGTGCCACCTGGTCAATATAGCAAGTAATGCGGCGTCCTCACTGAATCGTGTAAAAAAATCGTCCGTGAACCAATCCCATGCGGAATTACGAACCGTGAGACTGTTCGCATCTTTACGACCTCGCAATGGATCATCGATAACACCCAGGTCTAACGATTCACCGGTAATCGAACCTTGTACGGTGGTGTTACGAAAACATCCATCACCGTTTGAAAATTCAATTATCTCTCGGTTGCGTAATTTCTGAGCGGATATTGTGACGTTACGCCCCGGTAGTTCAAAACCCGGGAATACCTTTTTATAATTAGTAGTAACAAAAGTTCGTTGTAATGTGAGATTTGCGCGAATACCTAACCGCTCGGAGAATGACGTATAAATTGTTTTATTGTCGGGAATTTTACCAGATAGCCAGGCGATGAAATCAACCACTTGAACAGATTTACCGTGTTGGGGTGGCGCTTCAATGACTAATTTTGGACGTTTGCCGGCGATAAAATCCCGGTAAAATTGCATCAAATTTTCAGCAACGTCACGCTGGAACCATCCATCTTTATTTTTCGGGTGGATATATTGGCGGAATGCATAGAAATCGACACGCGCGTGACGTACCCGCAATTCGTCTATTTTCTCCAATTTTATATGATTGGGTAAGTCCGATTTATATACCGCAATTATCAGTTTTTTGAAATCAATCAAATTTAATACCCATGCCTTTCAATTCGTCGGCGAACTCTTCATCGGTTAATTGCTTGTCGTCGTTTTCCTTGGTGACTGTTATTTCTTGTTTCGTAGCTGCCTCATAGCCACAGAGAGCGGCTAATTGTTTCTTGGCTTGCATTGCATCATGTAACGTCAGCTCAATGCCGTACTTGGTCTGTTTGACGCTCTTGATCATTTTTCGCTGCAGTGTTGTTAATTCATCCATATTTCGAACATGTACCGTTGATTGCCACACTCTTTTATTTTCCAAGTCGATACATTCGTGATCGGTAAATTCTACAATATCGGCAATATCTGCATCGGCAATATGCGACAACGATTCAATCATTGCATCACGACTCATTATCGCGGCGTCGATTTTATCAACGATGAATGAATCGAGAAACTTCACAACTGCAGGATTATTTAGGAGTTCGAACGCGGTGCTTGAAATTGAATTTGCACCATTGGCCGTTCCGCCACCTAATTTATAAACTTCTGAATCACTGGACAATGGCATATTAACGCGACATAACGCCACATTCTTTTGTAACGTTGTCAGTTTATTGTACAGTTGTAATTGTTCGTCAGTCATGGTCTTAGTCCCCTTCGATAGTATGGTACATATTGCCACAATATCCACAATAACGGAACGACCCCGAATGAATATGTATGGGGTCAAAAAACTGGGGCATGAAAACAATAGTAAAAACAATAACTTATACATAATGACCCCTATGACCCCTAATAATTTAATATTTAGTAAGAGAGTATATATAGAGTATAGCGTGTGGGGCGTGTACCGTAACGCAGTGGGTGGGTAGCACCGACTTGACAAATAGGGGGTCAATACGGGGTTTTGGGGCATCCAGCGGGATACGTGGCCTGTAGGCCGACTCAGTTTAATTTTGAAGTGGGGCGTTTTGGGTCAAAATGCTATGCTGTAACGTTACAACGCTCTATCGACCTACGGTAAATTAACGATAAAACGATAGAGCGTTGTAACGTTACGTATCGTAAACGGTAAATATAAAAAAACCGCAACGAACGCGGTTAATTGTTTGGGTTTATGTGGAAATAGTGGATTAATCAGATGGCTCTTTATGGGGACACTTTTTCCTACCGTTAAATTCGGGATATAAAATCACGTTATCAATATCATTGTTGCAAAGATATTCACCCATGAATAAATCGCTAGGCATACTATATTTACATTCGTTACATTGTGTCGTGACGCTGATATTAAATATTTGTTTACGATTATTCATAAATTTCACCCCAGTGAAAGTATCGTTGAATGCAGCCAAGCCATTATATCGATAATATCAATTTGATGTTTTTCGTGATAATTGCTACACGTTGAGTGTGACTCGAATTGTATAACATCGCCTTTTATTTCAATATTATCGATAGTACCCTCATCGACATATACACCGCTATACTGAATATAATCTCGAATCATCCGCAATTGATTACTCATGAGGAATACTCGCTCGGATTGTGTCGCTGATCGCTATACCACCGTTGAAACCAACCCACATTGCATTAACAATTTCGTTGGGGTAACCATTCGTGTGATGAAAATCATTCAATAGCGCTAAATGACAATTATCAAATTGATGTAATATCCATTGTTCAAATATTTTCTTTTTAATTTCAACCTCTTTACTCATGATGCTCTTCTCCATTTACCATTGATAAAATCGTCACCGTTTGAGATGGCTATCTCTTCGTTATCTGTCAATTCTCGACCAATACAGTCCGTTGATAACGACCCCTCAGCGCCCTTGCAGGTTGTACAATAATTAATACCACCATGACAGATAATGCAAATACTAACCTGACAATCAGTGTGTTTTAAAAGCGTATGAGGTTGCGTATTCATGGCAACACCAACGTGTGATAAATAATGATTAGTAATAGGACGACAATTGCCCGTAGCCGTATTTTATTGTGATTTGACATAAAATCCCCGTTAGTAACGTTGGTTTAAATACTTCCAGAAAGAATCAGGCTTTATTTCAGTAACACGCCAAGTCTCATTTCCTAGGTTTTTCGCTGGTGCCTTGAATTCTTTATACTTGTTAAAAATAAAAACTGAAATATATATCAATTCAACTACTATAATAATCAAACAAATAATTTTAAATATATTCATAATACCCTCTTTAATTTAAATAATTAGTTCAAGGGTAAGTATTATATATTATGACGGATACGTCAAGTTATTTTAAATTGGGAAGGGTCGACACCGAGAATGGCAAGGATAACTAGCGTCATGATGCCTAATATGACAAAGCCGGTTTTACTGAATATGCTGGTAATCATTTTATCAACATTATCCTGGTATCTTTTTGAACGTAATAGCACGGGGCTGTTCGTTTTGATATGTTCTTTGATATCGTCTAGTTCACTGTTGATTCTACCCGTGGCGTCGCTGAATTTCTCAAATAGTAAATCGTTCTTAACGTCACGCGTTCGCATTTCACCGATCAAGTCTTTAATGCTATCACTTAACCCGGTGTTGGATGTTGTGTTCAATCGTGCCGCTTCAGCGGTTGCCAGGCTCACTTGTTCTAGTTTAGCAATGGCAATTTTAACATCTGTTAAGTCGTCAGGTGGCATCGTCAGAGTTGTTACTTTTTAGAGGTGATGATCTTAGTATACCAAAAACCCACATTAAAACCATACCGAGTGATGACAACCCTAAAATTTGAAGCAACATTGCCCAAACGGGTGATAATTCTTCGCCCTGGAAGAAATGTAAAAATGATACAACAATGAATAATAATAATGATGTACTTGTACAGAATAAACAAAATCGTTTCACCACCGTTACAGCTCCAACAATCGATACTCATAATTAATTGAAATAACACCATAGAACATAGTGTTATCAGTTGTTGTCTTTTTAGAGATGTTAACATGATATGCGATGCGTAAACCATACCCCACATAATATGGGTCAGCATCCCATAATGAAAATCATTTGACCAGGTGAATAACGGTGACCATCCAATTAACTCACAAATCAGACACGGAAAAAATACCGTAATAATTTTACGTTCAAATAAAAAAGCGACCATATAGATCGCTAATATTATGCTACTTATTATCACTGGGCGGTTCTGTTGATTTATCCGTTTCTTTTGGCGGATCGCGTGGTGGTTGATTACCGGTCATGATTATTACCTCGTTAGTTTATATGACATATATGTGTGCCATTGTTCGGATGTCCAGTGTAAACGCTCGTCATCTTCGCCGCCGTATTCACCAAACATTTCTATTAAACCACGAATTTGAGACTCTAACATTAATATTTTATGCGGATCAGAAATATTTTTCAGCGATATTTTAATAATCTCAGTACATTTCGGTATATCTTCACCGAAATCATCAACCGACCAGGCTTTACCGCATTTTGCACATTGATATTCGTCACCGTAACGTATTGGATCATGGGACATGATTAACCCCTTTATTTTCAGCGTTAGCAATTGGATCACCTTGCGCCGCACAATAACAGCGGGCAATCTCTGCAGGTGATTCTAAATTTTGATGAATATGACCTTGTTTAATATATAAACGTGGTTTACCGGCTTTATCGCTACCAGTGAAAGCGATAGCGTGATTGACTCGACCTTGTGATAATGCGGGGTGCCAGTCGTAACCCAACGAGCGCATAATATCGCGACGTTTACGACGAGGAATTCTGATACGCATGCGTTCAATCAATGTATCGATGGCAAACGATGATGCCCAACCGTTTGCAAAGCCTGGTTGACCTTCTTCAATCGCTTCTAATATTTCTTGCTCAATACCGCCCATTGATAGCTCAATTGCTTCACTTGTTGATGATGTTTCAGGTGCACGTTGACATTTGGTGGTTGGGTTTAATTCATTTGGTATGGCGTATGTCGATAAATAATGTGCCACATGCGCGTAACCGCCACCCCTCAACCAATCGTATAAATCGGGGAAATAATCACCATCCATACCATCACGTTTTAAATCAATTTCTTCCTGTTGTGCGGTATAAAATACACAGAATCGACGGTCGTTTTGCGTTTTACGTACGGCGTCTTTGTGGTTACTATTCATCATGAAATTACCACATATGTCGCGGGTCACTTGGTCGGCGCCTTTTCCTTGTATTTCTAAACCATCGCCACCGGTGATCATAGGTTTCAACGTTTCAAGGATTTCGCTTTTATGACCTGCGACGTAAATATCCTCGATACCGTAAAATAACTTATTGACCATCCAACCGTTGAATTTATTATCTAGGTCGCTCGCTTTCGGCATATGTGTATACCGTCGACCAACGGCATAGGCAACACAACGTGTGAATAATGTTTTACCGTTGCCCTCGACGCCTTGTATTAATGGAGTCCATTGGATTTTATAACCTTTATATTGAATACAGGACGACATATACGATAGTAATATCGTACGGTCACGTTCATCGGGTAACAATAGTGATAAGTGTTTAAGGAATGGTGTGACATCACCTGGTCGAATATCAATATCAATTGGAACGTATGTATTAACTAATCGTTGTTGCTCAAGTGTAATGATGGCGCCCGAATCGATGGCAGGTTTAAATGTCATACCATCCGATTTGGGGAAATTGACACATTGTGATTCGGTGAACGCTTCGAACGCTTTTTTAGTTGTCTTATCATTTGACGCATCCATTGCGAAAACATAGCCACCGTACATCGCGTTAAATTGTTCAGATTTTAATAATGCACCGTTTGGGCACCATACCCGGTGAATGTCACAAATATAAACGCAGCTGGCGAAATATTCCATCATCTGAGTAGCACCCATGAATTGATAACCGTCGCGTAATTCAGGTTTTGCGGTATCGGGTAACACTGTGATTGGAGCGCCAACACTGTAATAATTTGATGAACGGCCAACGGCGTTGCAGATAGTGAATTTACCAAGGTATTTTTTATGATAGTCCCACTTGTCACGAACTAGTGCCGATTTTCGCATCAATGTTTCAATACGTTCACAGTTACCACCACACCAGAATGATAAATGTTGAGCTAGTGCAGCATCGGCACTTGAGTAATCCCAACCGCGTAAATCTTCAGGATATGCGGCACATAATGCCTCTTCGTTTTTAGTCCATAAATCATTGAATGTTGCTTTACCCTCACCGCCAAATACCGACGAAGCCGATTTAGTTTTCATCGCTTTGGCAATTAATGCATCATCATCTGTGATGGGGTTACTAGTGACGTCATGAGTTGTGGTCCACTCGGTGGCGGTTGGTCCGGTACTGGGGTCATATGGGTAATATTCGGTAATAGTGGTTAATAACTTATCGTTTGCATTTAGTGACGCGTCACCGATGGCGGTTGACATATCACCCAACGCCATGAAACGACCGGATGTGTATAATTCCAGGCCAAGCGGGATATTTTTACAACCATGGTCAGGTTCATCACCGGAATATTTACCGACAATATGTAAACCTTTTTTGGAATAACTAACCTCAATTAAACAGCCGTTAAACCGGTCCATTAATGTTTGGGCGATAACTGACCATTTACCATCGATGACACAATCATCAATATCAATGAAAAATAATTTTAAATCTTCGGTGAATACAAAACCGACACCATATTCGTCACCGAGTGCGTTCGCGGTACTTAATGCGACATTACCGTTTAACCAGTTTTTAGGATTATGGGCGTCGGAAAATGTAAGTGTGTTCGGGTTTAGTGGGAATTTATCAATCTTACCAGGTCGTGTTTTACTCGGGGAATATTTACATAGCACAAAACGATCATGTGCAAATAGTTCCGCATAGGGTGATTTTGTCATACTCTACCCCATTAATAAGTCAAGCGCGGCTCGTTTCAACTCCGTCGGTGCATTCAATGCGGGTGTTTCCTTACTTGATAATCCACCCGCCAATATTAGTAATAACCGTTCGTTTGTGGGGTTCAGTTTCAGTTGTGAAACAGTTGAACGCATCACCGCACGTCTCAATTGTGGCATGGTGTTAAACACGCGGTTAACTTGACCAGTTGCAACACCGGCTTTAATTGCAACACCGTCGCGAGTTAATTTATCATAACCTTCGGTGATGGCGATATCCATTGCGGTTGATAAAATTTGTTCACGCCGTACATCTTTTTTCAAGTATTCTTTTTTCATTTTATAAGACCTTAGTTGACTGATTCGTCACAATATATATTAGTCTGACACATTCGTCAATATACGATTGCAAGCAATGGAGTAATATTTGGCGTCTAGTTCAACCCCTATAAATTTACGATTAAGATTCGATGACGCAACGCCTGTTGTACCGCTCCCCATAGTGAAATCTAGAATAGTATTATTTTCACTGGTGTACGATTTAATTAAGTATTCCATTAATTCAACAGGTTTTTGTGTGGGGTGGACCGTCTTATTGACACAATTGAAGTTAACGATTGTACTCGGGTAATTGGTGAATTCTTGTATATATTCAGCTTTATGCGACGGTCTTTGACTAATACCGCCGGCTTTAATCCGTGAGTGTTTATGATTTTTACAGATTTTATTAATTCGTTTTAAACCCTGGGGGAAATAATCCATTCTTTTAACCGATTGACCTTTGTGGATGGTCACACCGTCGCTGAATACAAGTATATCCTCATGTTGAGACATTGGCTTATTCTTAGCATGTGCAACGCCTGATGGTCTATTCTTGGCCCACACCTGGCAATATTTAAACATTGGTAGATTGGATACAATCAAAGATGTGGTGAATGGTTGTTGCGATGTCATCACAATGGCGCCATAAGGTTTAATCACGCGTTTCAGTTGTAACCACATTAAATCAATATCGATAACTGAATCCCATTTACATTGTGTCGTACCGTACGGTGGATCAGCTAATACCATATTAACCGAATTATCGGGTATTTCTGTCATGCGTTCTAGGCAATCGCCAAACATTAGATGTAAATTTTCTATTTTTATATCCATTATTTATAAGGTTTCCATACGGTTATATTTTCATTAACACATCGTTCAATCATATCGGCGGTTCCACCGCCACCAGGGAACGCTATACAATATCGAATATTCATGATATCCAACATCGCTTGATTACGTTTATTACCTGCAGGGTTACCGTGGAAATTCCACAATGCATCGATTCGTACCGGATAAATGCCATGACGTTTCGCCCAACCATCGGCCAGTGAATCAGCACCATTGCACCCGCCATGTACAATTATGGTCGGTATAAAGTGTAATAATTTCATCGCCTCATCAAATTTATAATGGTCTTTAAAAGTTCTACCGCCGCATATTAAAGTAATCATAAACTACCTCGACTGTTACAAAATGCGGCGTCACCACCCAACGATAAAACCAATAGTAAGAAATTTAATTGTGCATTTTCGTGATCATCGCCTTTAAATGTCCAATCTGATTTTTTGACTTCACGCGCCACAAACTGACCGAGTATCATACCGACCATTTCGAGCGTAATTTCCACAGGTTTAATGCCGATTAAGTCCGATGACTTGATAACTTTATTCATCTGTTTTGAATCGTTACATAGGCCCCATCGTGTACCGGGTGATGGCGGATGTTGCGCATTGTAAGCGCCCACATTGTTACGCATTAGCCTGATTCCTTTCTCAGACCCTTCGAGTCGTACTTGATTTTGAACCGCCCCCTCGGATAGTGTGAGCTCGTCACACGATGGATCGGTATTAACCACACCGAATAATTGCTTTAGTTCGATCAATGCATGTGGTGAGATATTATGTTTCTTTGCCCATATGTCTAAAATCATAATATTCCCATTAATTCTGACATGATACGAACCCCAATAAATTGAATACATGGTACAGCTTTTGAATTTCCGATTGCTTTATATCGTGGACCATCAGGGCAATCTTCAACCAATTTGTTTCGCCACGGTATACGCGCATGATTATCGGGGAAACCTTGCAGTCGTTCACATTCTATAGGGGTTAGGCGGCGAACAGTGGTATCATAGTGGATCGCGTGACTATGAGCTGCGCTCAACGTATACGCTGCTTCACCGGGTTTTGATAAACCGAACCCTGTCGCTCTACCCAATGCCCCTCCCCTCGTGATAACTTGAGTATTCATTGGCGTGACTATTAAGTCCGTGGCATCCTTATAGTCTCGGGCTTTCATAGTTGATGCCGTTTCGTCGGTCGCGTACTCACCGAAGGCAACCATTCGATGGCCCGTACACACCATATTCTGGCCTCGGTCATGGCAAGGCGACGAATCGTGTCGGGCGGTCAGTGTCCCCGCTATTTCATCGCCATATTGGGTGATCGTGTGATCGCTCCCCGTACCAGTGCGACTCGCAAGCGTTCCGGCAACTTCTTCCCCCGTTTCTCGGCTCGGCGCAGTATCCCGGCGCATGCCTTCGGGCTCAAATAATACTTTACAGGGATCGAATCCGTCTCGAGCACTTGCGACAACAAACACACGTCGGCGTCGTTGGGGAACTCCGAAATATTGGGCATCAATGATCCGCCATGCGATTGTTCTTTGGGGTCCAAACACACAACCAGCGTTTGACCATTTCGCTCGATGTCGTTTTGTTTTTTTACACCATCTCCAGAGTTTACTTGATTTTCCGGTGGCGGGCTTATCGGTTGATGGGAACAATTCACAACCCGATCCGCTAAGTTCTCCCAAAAAACACCCGAATGCGTTGTCGGCGGTGTTAAGTACCCCAGGGACGTTTTCCCATGTGACGATACATTCGTCGCCTTTTTCTCGTTGTTCATCAATTGCATTTGCTAAATCCACGTAAGTTAATGTTAATTGTCCACGTTCATCATCCAATGATCCACGACTGCCCGCCACACTAAACGCTTGACAGGGTGTACCACCGACCAAAATATCAGGTGCAGATATTAAACCCATTCTCACAAGTTCAGGTAATAATGTCATATCGCCTAAATTCGGCACATTCGGCCAATGGTGCTTTAATACCGCACATGGGAACGGTTCTATCTCACTGAACCAATCCGCAACCATGCCCAACGGTTCCCACGCTACCGATGCGGATTCGATGCCACTGCAAACTGACCCGTATGTTATATTCATAGTTCAAATACTCTCACTTGTAACATTGTTAAATCATCCATCAAATACCAACTTGAATCGTCGCCATAACTCAAATCAATTGGCTCACCTAAGTATGGTCGCGGGTCGTCATGCGACGACGATACACATGTGCACATCCAGCCGCCGTATTTCGGTTCGCAGTGGAAAATACTATAAGTCATTTTTTACTGTAGGCGTGTAATGTACCGCGTGAATCTCGACAAAATAGAACACCGTCTATCCTCTTATATTTACCAGTGAATGGTGCAATGAATCGGAAACTTGTTGAATCAGTCTCAGGTTTTTTTGATACTAGACAATCATCTCGGGCGTCAAAATCAGCCCAAATTGCAACACCTATTGAAACGATCAGTATTATTAAAACTAATATATCACCTGTTTTCATAATTCAATTTTCCCCGTTTTAATTGCCACACGTTCGGCAAGTTTTAATGCATCGTCAGTTGGTAACGCTTGAGCCGATAACCAATCAACGCTGAATGTTATGTAAAATATTTTATAAATTTCTGAATCACTGTGACCTTTGGCCCGATGATGACCCGCCCACCATGCCATGATTTCCCGTAACGCTTCGACCGCTTGTTGTTGTTTTTCAATTTTGGCACCAAATTTTTTAGTTAATCCAACGGCGTGATATTGCGATACATGTTTTTTTAATAAACCTTGACCGTATTCTGTCATTTGTTCTTGTAACGGTCGTTCAATTTCTGCCACTTCGTTGCGCATCCTGGCTAGCGTTTCGGCGTCTAATTCATGCAAATCACCATCGACAAATTCAGGACCATCTCGGGCAAGTGGTGCGGGTATCTGTGTACCACAATATGGGCATGTTGACATATAACGTTTATACGCTAACAAGCATTCCGTATTTAAACAGGTCCGAACCGGTACCACATCGTCGTCAGATTTTGAACGCTTATCGCGGCGGTCTAATGTCCACTCGCGTCTGACATCTGGTAAACCATGACGGTCTACATTATTAGCATGGTCGCAATATATGCCGAATTTTTTACCATCCATGAGTCTCAACATTCGACCGAACCGTTGAACAAATCTACCATATGATTGTGTGGGGTACGCATCTTGTACAACTTCGAGTACGGGTATATCGGTACCCTCATCAAATAATGCCACATTGATTAATACTAATATTTCACGCTTTATAAATTTACGCATCGCACCCGTTCGTATATCGTCATGTGTATTACCGTTCAACGATGCGGCTGGTATTCCTTTTGCGATAAATTGTCGCTCTAATTCCTCAGCATCTTTAACACCTGGTACAAACACTACAGATAATAATCCTTTGAATTTCTCAATATAAACACCGACCACATCGCCAACAACTTTCGATTTACCTGGTTTAATGAGTGAGGATTCTGATACCGCATTTTTAACACCATTTTTATTATAATCACCTGTGGTTTTACTAATATCAACGTTACTCAGGTCTATGTTGTTCGGTGGTACAAATATCCTATATTCGGTTAAATACTCCATATCGATTAATTCACGCATGGTTGGACCGACAACCATTGAATCAACCAAACCGTCGTGGTGACGACCCAAACCCTCACCGCTGGCACGACATGGTGTGGCTGTTACAAATAACCCTTTGGCGTTGGGAAACATTTGACACGCTTTACCCCACTTGTTTTTTGCCAAAACATGGTGCGCCTCATCCATGACAATCAAACCAACCGTTGGTAACCATGGTGCGATGGACGGGTTAATGCTCTTAGGTGGTCTGTTTTGAGTTCTATAATCTGATGGGCGTTCATTGAATATTTTGTT